GCGCTTTCAGCCCCTCGCCCAGACGAAACCCGTAGCCCGGGTCCATCTCCAGCATCTGCTGCTGCGATCCCGGGCCGCCGAGGCCCATCGCACCGGACAGGCGCTCCAGCGCTTTCGTGCCGGCAGTCCGGTACGGTTCCAGCAAACCCTTCTGGTACTCGAACATCTCCCGCTGCAGGGCGAGAGCGTTTGCCGCAGCCTGGGACTGCGTTTCTGCGGCCTTCTCTGCCGCGTTGGCTTCCAGCACGCCCCCGACGACGCTGCCGACGCCGCCTACGACAGCTTGGCCGACGGGGCTGGTGACGAGTTTGACGGCTTTGTCGAGGAGGCTGCCGCCAGCGCCCGTTACCGTAGACGCAATGTCTGCGGCTGTTTTGCTGCCGGTAGCCCCGAGGACCGTGTCGTAGGCCGACGTTTGGGCGCCGGTCATCCCAGCCCCGTATCCTTCCGAGCCGTACAGCGCCGCTCTGGTGGCGGAATCCATGCCGGCGCCGGTTGCGCCTGTTGCTCCAGTTGTTGCGCCAGTAGCGGCAACGTCTGCGACAGCCGGGGCGGTAGCGCCACCTCCTGCCACGCCGCCGGTTGCGCCAGCGCCAGCGCCCAACGCTCCGCCAGAAGCAAGAATTGCATCAAACGGCAACCCTGCGTTGGCACCAATCAGAGTAGGATTGAATCGCCCAAAAGCCGTTGCCGCTGCATTTGTTCCGTACCCCGCGGTGCCAAGCCCCGCTTCCATAGCGGCAGGCGTCAGCGCGTTTGTGACGTTGGAAGCAACGCCCGAAAAAGCGTCGGCAACTGGCGCAACATTCGCAACTCCTGCCGGCGAAGGCATTGACCCGACTACAGCAGCAGGATCGGCCAACGTGCCGAACTCAAACGTCGGCGGCGTAAGTGGGCCAAGTTTTGGGGGAAAATCGGCCAGCGGCGTTACGGTTGGCGATTCCATCGGCAACGGAGTTCTCGCCGTTGTGGGCGTCAGGTTCTGGTACGCACCCTCGGCCAGCACATCCGACGGCAAAGTCGCCAAGTCTGCGGCTGACAACACGCCGCCGCCGATTGACTCAAAAGGCAACGCCGCTCCGGCCCCAACGATTGCAGGATTAAACGCCCCCGATGCTAGGGCAGACGCATTAACACCATACCCTGCGGTGCCAAGACCGGCCTCAATCGCGGCAGGTGTCAATGCATTTATGGCACCTGCGCCCGCCCCCGCACCAGCCCCAGCGCCGCTCAGCAACGAATTGATGCCCGCGCCAAGACCGGCCAACCCGAGGCCGGCGCCGAAGACCTTGATCATCGGCATGATCATGTCGCCGAGATCGGAGCCGGCGATCTTGATGTCTTCGACGTTGCCTTCTGGCGTTACCAGACCGTAGTAGGTGTTGAACGTGCGCTTGTCGGGATGCTTCCACCGAAGGTCGTAGCCAGAGGCGCGAAGGCTATCAATGGCCGCCTTGGCTTGAGGCGTATATTGCTGCCCAACTTCTAGCGGCATAAAACCGCCGTTCGGGTCAGGCTGCATTTCAATCATGGGCTCATACACTTTTCCCCGGAAGCCCGTTGCCTGCAGAACCTGCTCCCACGGACCCACATATTTCATGGTCTCCGGGTTGCCATACGCCGGGTCATTGGCCCAACGCGGATCGTTGTAGGCCCAGTATTCAGACGACACTTTTGCCATAATTCACCTCACCCAATCCGCCAGTCGGTGCCGTCGCTGTACACGGGGACTTTGTTTGACCCACCGCCAGCCACAACGGACGCAAACGTCGTCGCGCTGGCATCGGTGACAAAAGCCCGCGCGCCAACCCCAGCAGTAGCCGCTGTTGGCAGTGTAGCCACGGTCAGCGTGCCGTGGTTGAAGTACTTCACGCTGAACGTCAGCGTCAGACCTGGTATGCGAAACGACGTTACGCTGCTGTTGCCAATGGTGACTTCGTTGCTGACGGTTGGCGATGATGCGTTAGCTTGGTAGCCAATTATTGTGTTGTTGCTGCCGGTCGTAAGCGAACCACCGGCCTCTGAGCCAATGGCGGTGTTGCCAAGTGCGCCGCCTGTGACCTCTCGAAGCGCTTGGTTTCCAACTGCAGTATTGCCGCTATTAGTGGCTTTAAGTAAAGCCTCAAAACCAACGGCAGTGTTGCCTGCGCTAGTGTTTACCAATTGAAGCGCGTCTTTTCCTACTGCCGTATTGTTGCTGCCAGTGGTTACAGAACTCAGCGCCCCAGCGCCTATTGCAACCACATCACTGCCGGTGAATGCGTCGGCAGCCTGGTAGCCCACGGCAACGTTGTTTGAACCCGTTTGGTTGAGCAGCAACGCGTCGGCGCCGAGCGCAGTGTTGCCCGCTCCCGTTGTTGCAGCGTTCAACGCTCGATACCCAGCACCCGTGTTGTAGTTCGCCGTCGTAGCGGCCGACAACGAATCGTAGCCAACGGCCACGTTGTAATCCCCGCTGGTGTTGGCATCCAGCGCCTGCGAGCCGTACGCCGTGTTCTGGAAGCCGTCAGTGTTTGACGTCAGGGCGTTGTAACCCACTGCGGTGTTGTTCGACCCCGTGGTGTTGCTGTCCAGCGCAGTCAACCCGACGGCAATGTTCTCGTTGACTCCGCTGCCACCTTTACCAACCGGCACGCCGACCGCCACCGCCAGCTCAAACGACGCAAAAATGTTGTCGTCGGTCTTGATCGTGACGTTAGCAGACGTTTCCAGCACGAATTTGTACGACGATCCTTCTGTCAGCCAGATTTGCGCGGGCGTTCTGCCGGCGCTGTCAAGCACGATAGGGTTGGCGTTGGCCGTGCCGCCAGTAGACGACGTGTACGTCGCCGCGGGCGTCGTTGTGCCGGCAGCGTAGGTGTAGATCAGCCCGCCGTTTAGCGGGTTGCCGTTGTTGTCGAAGAACTGGGCGCCTGCGCCTGCGTAGGGGGAAAGCGAAACGCTCATGATGCTCTCACTGTTGAATCTGGCTCACCGCCAGCACGACGGCAGGGGCTGCTGGGGCAAACGCAGTGGCTGCGACATTATCCACCGTGATGGCCGTATCGTTTGCGGCGAACATGATCTCGATGCGGTCGTTTGCCGCCAGCGAGAAAAACTCGCTCATAGACACAGCGGTGTACCCGTTGTTGATGTTGATCGTCACCAGCCTGGCAGAGTTAGCGACATCTGTTCCGTTTTTGCGGAACCACAGCCAAACCGTCTTGGCGCTGCTGCTGCTGCTGCTGATCTGAACGGTGGCGTCAAACTGGTACAGGCCCGATTGCACCACCACAATGCGCGACGCCGGCGATCCGATGCTGATGCCCTCAGAGATGTCGGAGTTGTCGAACGTCAGCGCGTAAGCCGTGTTGATGACTGCGGGCGATTGGTCGCTGGTCTTGGTGAACTCGCCGTAATACTTCTGCTGCTCAATTGTCGGCCGCACGAAGATGTCGCCCGCCGTTGCGCTATCTACCAGCACCGCAGCGATTGGAATCACGTTGTCCGGCGCGGTGGGCTTGACGTTGGTGAACCCGCCGGCTACCGTCGGGCTGGCGTACAGCACGTCGCCCACGCTGAACGCGCTGGTGTTGATGCCGCTGACATTGCCCCACACGCAGCACAGGCCCGTGGCGCCGCTGTCGGGAAGTTCTTCGGCCATCACGCCCAAGATGTACAGCGACGGCGACGAGCCGTCAGCCAAGTACGGGGCCACCGACAGCACGTTGTTAGCGCCCACGCCAACGAAACCGACCACGGAGCCCTTGGGAATCGTTGAGCCCGTCGTGTTTTCGACGACGGTGTACTGCGTCAGCGCGGCGTTCTCCGTCGCGTTCTGCAGCAACTGAAAGAACCGAAACCACGCGCGGGTTGTCAGCGCCCCCTGATCCACCAGCGGGTCGCGCTGCGAAGGTACGCGCGGTGCAAGCTGCACGTCAGGCGCTCGTCGGGGTGACGGACAGTTCCGCACCCATAATGGCAATCTTCACCGGGTCGCTTCCGCTGATCTCGTACACGCGATCTCGCAGTTTGGTCGTCATGCCCAGCCGCCGCCAGATGACGCGCTTGCCGTACTCGCCGAGCTTGCCCATGCTGGCCCAGTGCTCGTTGCTCCAAGTGTGGCCGCCGTCGTCAGACCAGCGGAGCATGGCGCGAGAAGTGCCAACATTGACTGTGCCGCTTATGTAAGCGTTGTATTTTGATGGGTTCGCAAACAAAATTTCTGTTACCGTAATTTGCAAATAATTTCTGACAGACTCAGAAACTGGATTGCCGGCGACGTAGTTAAGAACTGTTGTAGCGTCCGCAAGAACGATTGTTCCGGTATTGTCTACGTCGCCCAGCATTCTTCCGTTGAACTTTTCGCCCATGATTGAAGATCCGGGCTGTGTTCCTGTTGCATATTGCAAAATGCCAGTTGCAAATGCAAGCCAATTGATGCTTGCCGATGCCGTGTCAAAAAAAGCAGACGCCCCGGCCTCACAATCCAACTGCAACGCATGATGCGCCGTGCGCTTCAGCGTGTTCTGCCCCGTGGGCAGCGCGCGCCAAGAACGCAGCCAGCGCTGCTCATCGTTGCCGTCCTGATACACCTCGGGGTCAAACGCATAAACTTGCCCGTTTTCCCAATCCCCCACCAGCACCTGTCCAGCAAAGTTCGCCTGACAGTTGCTCCGGTGCCGCCGGTACTGCACGCCGTCCCAGTACGCCCTTTCATGCCACGCACCAGTGGCGACGTCAAACACCCACGTTGCCTGAGCGGTTGGGAACACCAGCACGTAGAACGAGTGGCCATCCTGCTGGTACGAGTAGCCAATGGCGTCGTTCAACACGCCGTACTGCTGGATTTGCCACTCAATGGCGTGCGTGCTGACGCGCTGGGCGTTGTAGCCTTGGTTGCGGTACACGATGCCGTTGCCGCGGGCGTCAGAGCCCAGCCAAAACACGCTGTTGTCCAGCTTGGCCACGCTGTACGGCGCAAGGCAGCCGGTTTCCATGAACGCGCCTTCAATGCGCGCCAACGGGAAGTCGGCTAGGCCGGCGTTGTACCAAACCTCGACAGTGTTGTTTCCAAACAGCCACACCTCGCGGTGGTCAACCATCAGCGACACGATGTTGTCGGGGTTGCCCTCAGCGCTGGCAAAGTCCAGCGGGTCAATGGCAGTGCCGTCAAGCAGCGAGGTCACCCACACGCGCTGGCTGTTGGGCTCGTTGAAGACGAAGTAGCTGTCCAAATAGCCGACAGTGACGGCACCCGGAAAGTCAGGGTCAGTGACCTGAGCGAACACGCCAGTGCTGGCGTTGTAAATAAAGGCGTCCGGGTTGCACGCTACGAACAGTTGCACGCCGTTGTCGGCCATGCTCACAGATCCGCTGCCGGTAATCGCGCCGATGTACGTTACGTTGAACGAGGAATCGGACTTGTACAGGCCGCCGCCAGAAGCGATGTACAAATTGTCCTTGAACTTCCACAGTCCTCGGATAGGACCGCTGCCTACAGTGCATAGAAGCCGCGAGCCCGGGCACCGCTGCAAAAACGCCGGTTCCTTGCCGCCCTCGGGCACAACCTCTGGAAACAGGTTGACCATGCGGTTCGCCGCAGCATTGACGCTGCGGGCGACGTAGGCCCCACCGAGGATAGGCGTCTTCACGGCGTGCCGGCGTAGATGTTGAACCGCTGCTGACGGCGGTTGATCAGGTTGTACGGCAGGCTCATGATGTCGTCAGCAAAATTAATCCGCTTCAGATCGCGCTTGGAAGCTATCGCAATGCGCTGCACCGTGGGCGGGGCCTCGACGCCAAACTCGGCCGCAATCTCGCAGGCTAGGTTGTACTTGAAGCACCGCAGGTAGCCCGGCGGAAACACCAGCACTGTGTTCAGCGTCGCAGGCTGCGACAGTTCCTGCACCGAGACGAGGTGGAACTCCAGTTCCCGCGTGGGCACCGGGTACACCGTCATGGTGATATCCGGCATCGTCATGTTCACCCACATGCTCTGCGGGTAGGTAGACGTCACCGTCTTCAGCGCAATACCGTTGTACTGCTGCTGGTTGATGAACATTAGGCCGTAGCTGATGCCCGTCGTCGAATCGCGGAAGTAGCAGGAATCGTCCAGTTGCACCGGGCGATTGCCGACAAAGTCCC